CTGCCCTTTTCTTCCTGAGCCCCTAAGCTCGCGTAACAGCTTAACAGACTCGAATTTATCAAGTCCTTGGCTCGGTAGTTCCTCGTCAACTCTAAAGCTCTTCAGTCCAAGGACGGTTTCCACTTTAGAGGCTCCGCCAGCAGCTCGGAAGATGTCGCTAGCATCCATCTCCCTCATGAACTTATCTTGTTCATAGGCGTACACAACGACGGAACGGAAGTTCGGATGGTGTTTCATCTGCTCCAATTGCATGATGCATCGGCAACTAAAGAACTCTGGTGGTAAGTCCTTATGTAAACGCTCCATATGTATCACACCATTCCAAGTGCGACACGCGGTGCGTACACCCGGGCATAATCCGTGAATCCGGTAGTCCCTCATGTGTATCCTTTGTAGGAAGAACACATGATCCTTCGACAATCCACCTTTATCCGCAGAAACTTTAACACCAAACCGTTGGCGCGCTCTTACTGATATCTGCTCAGGATCAGCTCCGGGCTTCAAAGGAATGCAACCATCGTCTCCGAGGTATTCGCCTTCATTCCAAATGGCCTCATCCTCACAACTCCAAAGGATTTGCTGACCTAAAGTATCAATGAGATTTGTGGTTGACAATCCGCTCGCAACCCCACCTTCACGCCCGGTACGGATGCCGTCGGGACATGCCAACCCCATTTCTATAGAGTTCCTCTCCAACCAGTCCAGTAGTTTCCAATCTTCTTTCACAAACCAGTAACGGAGTACATCGAAAACCGCATGGATCAGATAACCAGGTATACTGGCATCATAGCCACTAAAGTCTACCGACATTATATCAGATTTAGCTCTGTCAATCATCCTAGTGATAGCGCGATCAACAGTCGCAGCATCATTCCAAGCGGAGTAGCCAGGAAGATGTCGTAATTTCCCCAGAACGGGTCTTTGAACGGATAAGCCAACCACAGTTTCAACGTGGTCAACCATCCAAACCACACGCTGCTTACTCAGGGGAGTTCCGGTCGGCTGCCCTCGCCAGCCAAGCGTGGCAGGAAACAAATCTTGCTTCCAACCTGTATCTCTGATATAATTGGCCCGCTCCAAGTAGTCTACTTTCCACTTCTTTTCACGCGAGAAGTATGGCAGACCTAAATTGGTACCCGGAGGAAGAGCGGCATAGCTAATCGTCAAAGGGAGCGTCCTCAAAGAGGATTTGGGCATCAATCCCTGAACCGATTTGACTGCACGTGGC